GGCTAGTCGTGTTGCAGTGCCCGAGCGATTACGAGTCCTCGGTTTAACAACAATCTTACGCAGGTCACTAATAAGACCGCTTGGCTTAGTTGAACCACCGCTTTTCTTCTGCTTCTTTTTCTTTTCTGCGCGTTCCTTAGCGGGAGTCTTCTTTCCCATGGCTTACCTCCGCTCCGACCAAGATGCCTGAGCCGCTTCAATGCGAGCCATCACCTCGTTTGCTAGCGCCTGAACATCCATACCCTGTGAAGCATTGACAGTTACGTTGATGCTGTTGTTATTTGTTGTTGCCGTCGGCGTAGAGATTGTTCCACCCATATAGGGCGTTGCCGTATCTCCAATTGCACTATCCATGCCGGGTACAACATGGAGGTGACGCTGAGCGCCCGTTCCATGGAACTCGGCGTAACCGCCGCCAGCACGAACGCCCACCTGATACAGACCGAGGTTCTGCCCAACGAGGTCGTATGCCCGACCCGCAGCATGGTCAGAGTTCATGGAGCCGAGGTTGAAGCCTCGAACACCAGAGGTGATACTACGACGCCCAGCAATACCGCCATTAATTCGGTTGTGGACATTCATCATATTGACGAAGTTTCGGCGGGGGGTTGATGTGTCACCCTTGTCGTCAAAAAATCCGACGGCACTAGCAAACTTGTCAACGGCTACTGCAAATACGTCGTTTACTGCGGTCTTGAACCCCGTTGCAGCGTCAGACATGGTTTTGCTTGTCGTCTGCTGAAGATTCAATTTATCCCCAAGGGGACCAAGAACATTAGTGAGTTGGTCACCAACTATCTTATTAAAATCTGCCCCTGCGCCCACATAACCACCGGGCATTGTGAGGAATCCTCCCTGAGACGTCTGTTGGAGGATTTGACCAAACTTAGTTGGGTCATTCTGTGCCATTTTAATAAGTTCAGCAGTCAAACTTTCCTTGCTCATGCCGATATCAAGGTTCAGTTTTGCTGCTTCAGCAATGATATTTTCGGCAGTTAATCCGGCTGCGCCAGCGCCAAGTTGTCCCATGGCGCCACCAAACATTGCGGCTCCGCCTCCACCAAAGAAGACATCTGCTAGTCCGTAAAGGTCGCCCTTTTTCCCTCCCTGCATGACCGAGAACTGCCCACCGGGACGCGCGGCTGTCCCATATTCACGTTGCATATTGAGGTAAGCCTGAATCGGGTCGCCACCAGCCATTAGGAGACTTTGCTGAAAAATATCCTCAAAGAATGCAGCGCGGTCTTCGTCCGTTACGGTGTTAGCACGTCCCTTCTCTCCAAATGCGCGCCCAGCGGCAGCGTAGATATCCGGTGCTTGAACGAGTTCAAGAGTCTGGCGAATACTGGATGTAGCCGACGCATAAATATCCGTCATTGCGTACTTGAAATCATCGCCAAAGCGGGCGGTAGCAATACCTGTCGCAGCAAGAATGTCTGACAGCGTTAGCATGCTATTTCCGAGGTCAACCTCGGCTGTATTTGCTAGATTTTGAACCTCTTCAGTAGTGAGACCAGAAATTCGTTCCAAATCTTTGAATCTAGATATCATTAATGTTGTGGAATCAATGACATTCTTATTTTGTTCGTAAAACTTCTTATTTGCCTCTTTAAGTGCAGTCCCTGACTTCACTTGGTCATTAGCCATATTTCTGGCTTCTTTGCCAAAGTCATTCAGAAGTTGACGCGCCGAATCAACATCATTATTAGCAAGCGCCTCTTCCATTACGCCTACATAGTTATCAACAAATTGTCCAGCAGCCTTTTTTGCTTGCTTTTTAAACTTCCCATCCTGCATCCATCCTGCGACTCCGCCAATAAGCGCACCAGCAATCGCGCCAATAATGACTGAAGTGCCTAGTGTCGGAGCAGCAAGAAGTGCGCCCACGCCCGCTCCTGTTGCCGCGCCAACGGCTGCGCCCGTAGCACCGGCAGCGCCAACAGTTGCTGCCCTGTTGCCTCCAGTTGCACGGTATGTAGCACTTCCAACCATGTTTCCTGCTGTGTATGCGCCAACGGCACCAGCCGTCGCAAGGGCAGCCGGTCCGGCATATGCGCCGAGCATGGGTATTCCTCCAGCACCGCCAATCGCCTTTGTTGCCCCATACCCAATAATTGCGCCGGTAGCAATATCGCCACCAGTCTCAACCACTGAGCCACGATTATTCGTTAGAGCCTGAGTGCCAAGAGCGCCTATTGCTGTCAATCCGAGAGGACTGGTCGCTACCCCGTACATCTTTTTCATGCCGGGTCCGATGAACGACCCTCCCTTCGCCATTCGTCCCATTCCGCCCATCAGTAGCGGTAAACCCATGTATCCAGCAAGACCGCCCAAAGGTCCCAATTTGCTTAGACCACTAATGATTCCGCTGACGATGTTTAGAACCAGAGTAAGGGCATCGGCAATTTTTGTAATAGCCGGAAGGGCAGCGAAGAAAGCGTCCCTAAATGCGCGTGACAACTCAAAAATAGCGTCTATGAGCCGAACAATTGAATCGCCCCACTTATCAAGGTTGCCTTCATTTTTTTGTACTTGAACAGCAAACTGCTCAAAGTTTTTCTTCAGCCCGCCCCCAATAGCCTTGAGAATTTTCCCGAAAAACCGATTAATTATCTTGCTTGATTCACTGAGTCCACGGAGATAGGCATTAAACCGCTCAAATCCAGAAACAAGCCCATCCCAGAATCCCTTTAACTTTCCGAAGAAATTCTGTGTTGCTGGGACATACTCCCTCATCAACTTCACGAGGAATTGCGCTATTTTGTCAATTCCGTTAACTACTTTCCCCAATAGTCCACCATTAGCAAAGTCAGATAGTAATGGCGAGATTTGCGTGAATGTGCGTATAACTATCGTGCGTATTTTTTCAAAAGCAACTTGAACTGGCGTAATGAATCGTGCACCAAGGTCTGATGCTTCTGTCTGCATTTGTTGCATGAACGCTTTAAATTGCCCAATCAGCGTTCCTTGCATAGCGGCAAATGTTCCGCCTATCCCCGCCTTCTTAGCCATATCACCACCAGAAAATGCTTTAAGCACTTCTTGAGCAGATGCTTTTCCACCCCGTGACACCTCTTTAAAAGCCTTTTCAAACTCAGGACCTAGTTGCTTCGCGGCTTCAGCGACCCCTGCGCCTCCGACACCTCCTTTCTGAATCAGAGAAACAAGGGTTGCTACAGAAGTAACACCTTTTTCAATGTCACCAGTGGCTGCTGCAAAGTCCATCAATCCAGCAATCGCGCTGGTTGTACCACCGGTCACCCGTGCATTCTTCGATGCTGCTGCAAACGCTGAATTTAGACTCTTCATACTGAGTCCGGCTAGACGGGCATCAGCGGACATCGTGCGTAGGGCAATAGCCGCCCCCTGAAATCCTCCATAGCGACCCGCCTGCTGGGCAGCGATATATTGCTTCTGCGCAGCAGCAACCGTTGCTAGCGCAATACCAGCGACTGCTGCGGCTTTCGCCAGGCCCGACATGACTACTTGGTATGACTTAACTAAGAATCGTCCGGTTGCCAGCAAGCCATTAACCGACGACAGGGCAACGGCTAGCGCAGCAGTTTCAATTGCAGAACCAATCATCGCGAACTTGAGACCAGTTTTAAGAATCTTGGAGAGCGCTCCTGCCTCTCTGCCAGTTTTCTTTAATTTGCTGGAGGTGCTATCCGACTCTCTGCCGAGGCGTTTTTGGCTCTCAGAGGTCTTATCAATATCACCGCTTAATCCATTAAATGTGTCATCACATTTGCTTGCCTGAGCGCAGAGGGCAGCAAGTTTGCGCTGGACGCGGTCAATCGCAGAGGTATCGGCTTTGACATCTATTTTAATTACGACGCGTTCGTCAGCCATGTCAAGCCTCTGCTAGATGGACAAGAGCGTTATTTTTGCTGTGCTTTCATTTTACGCTCTTGTTCGGCGCGGTCAGCCTCAATAATCTTTGCGCACGCGTATCTGATTAACCATTCTTCTTCAGAACAGTCAAGTAATTTGATGGGGTCAGTTCCCCATAGTTCGCCCAGACGGGCGGCTGTCTGGATGCGTCCGTCGGACTGAAGTTCTTCTAGGACGCCTTCGTAGGGTCCACGGTTTCAACCGTGTCCGAGTATCCAGCGGCTTCAAGAACAGCAAGCGCAGCGCTTTCCACATGCGGGTCAATGCCGAAGAAAGCGCGCACACAGTCAGGAATCGGGCGAGTCGTGTCAGTCATCTGAAGGATTGCATCAGAGGCAAAAGTCAAGCCAATTCCATCCTCATTGACCACCTGTTCGTTATTAACGAAGATTCCGGTGCATGTATGCCCAATAACGGCACAGGCGAACTTGGTGGCATCTAGACCGTTCTTGGTGTCTTCTCCGGCATTCTTTCGCCATGCACGCAACTGATGCTGGGTGATATTGGGAGAAACCTGAATTGTCACACCCGGACGCTCGGGGATTTCAATAAAAACAGGCTCGCGCTCAACCTTCTTGGAAAGCACGGCTTTCAACTGGTCAAGCACCGAGGGGGCTTTTTCGTCCTTGATGCCTGCCTTCTTGGGGGCAGGTTCAGACGGGGTTTCAAACATGGAGTCGCTCATGAACGGCACGCTAGCATGACAATAGGGGCACCTAGCGGTACCCCTATAGCCAATTTCTTAAGTTGTTTGAGGTATTACTTAACGGACTGAATGCTGAAGGTAAGCGAGTAGGTTGCCGGAGCACCAGAAGCCGCGTCACCTTCCGGCTCAGTCACACCGACAAGGAGAGCCTTGGCGTAGGTGCGCTGGAGTTCCGGAACAGCCACATTGCAGTTCAACTCATCGACCTGAATGTCGTAGTACGCACGACCGACCATCTGACGAATCGCTCCAAGGAACGAGGCATCAATATCGGGGGCGTAGTGACGGGTCAGGGTGATGTCGCCGATTTCAGCAGGAGCGCAGAGAACCTCGGGGAACAACTTTCCACCGATGTAAATCTTTTCCACCGAAGCGGTGATTTCGCCACCAGTCACCTGAGCAAAGTACGCCAGACCCATGTCGGTTCCCACCGTCGGGGGCGTCTCAGCATTGCCCTCAGCCGAAGGCTTGATGGAGGCGACAATCTGACGCTGTGCAATTTTACCGGTCATTACTACTCCTTATCAGACGACTGATGCGGTGAGATTCGACTTGGTGACATCGACCTGAATCTGGTCACCAATTGCGGACACTCGCACGCCGACCTTGGCCTTCACGAGACCTCCAGCCAACTGCGAGACGGGGTTGATGGCGTCGTTCACGACAACGGAGTAGCCGTAGTCAATCCGCTTGCCATTGGCATCAAACGCTTCGTACAGACCGCCAGCGATTCGCACCGGCTCCAGCATCGCAATGAGGCGACCCTTGACCTGCGTGAAGAGGGCGTTGCGTCCGTCAATCGGCGAGAAGACGAGGTCTTCCAACTGAGCCTGCGCCTGAACGGTGATGTAGTTCAGCATCTCACGGCTGTTGAGGAATCGGAAGTTATCCTCATCCGACGACAGCGAGCGAGCGCCGTACACACGAACAGCGTTGTTGAAGATTCGCAGAGCGTTACACCGAGACTCATCAAGGGTATTGCCAATCGCTCGGGTAACCGTCTGCGCCAGACCGGTGATGAAGTTCGATTCCGAAACCGCACCAGCATACGCAGACCAAGGTCCAATGCGATTGAAGGCAAGCGACCGCTTAGCGGCGACATAGCCCTCTGGCGAAATGGTCAGCGAAGTGCCATCCTCAAGGTTCATCGTCACCCACGGGAAGAACAATCCGCCGTACTCCGCATAATCAACCGAGGCGAGGTATTCCGAGTGGTCGCCCGCGTCAGTCTCGTCAAAGTCGCTAGGCGTCGAAAGGATTGCCATGCGATGGTTTGCGTAGCAGTGGGCAAGAACAGCCTCATGCGTTGCCTCAACATTGCCCGCAGTCACGAATCCCGGAAGCGAAATAGCACCCGCACCAAGTTCGTAGCCGAATGCGTCCATCGCATCAAGCCAATCTTGGTCAACGATGGACGCGCGGTTGTCATCACCGGCGCTGAACGAAGCGGGCGACGACACGACAGCGATAGTTCCGGTTCCAGCGGTAGCGGTGATGTACTTGCCAGCAAGTGCCGACGAGTTAATCTTGTTCGCCATCTGGGCAACCGAGGTGCACTCGCCGGTCTTATAAACAAATTCACCGTTGAGGTACAACTTGAGAACATGACCCGAGCCAAGCGTCGTCACGGTTACCGAGAGGTTGGACGACCAACTGCCCGGACCAGCGGCGACGAGCGTAATTGCCGTACCAGCGGCGTCGTTATCAAGAACCTTGACGCCAGCAGTAGCAGATGCTCCAACGACTCGCGAAACATAGACCTCAGCGCCACCCTCCTCGAAGAAGGTCTGCACCTGCTCGTACACATCGCCATACGAGGTGTAATCGCCAAAGACAGACTCATAGTCAGCGATGCTGGTGACTTTCTTGGGGTCAGCAGCCGGACCACGTTCGGTGAGACCAACAACAAACCATGTCGCCGTGGGCGAAACATTCGTAGTTGACGGTCCGGTGCGAACAGATGTATTTACGACAATACCGGGCATTTGCCTTCCTCCGGAGTAGAAGCGATTCGCTCAGTTCATTACTTTCAAGATTATACCGTGTTTATACGCCTAATCTTGTAAGCCGTTACTGAACTCGCTAACTATTGTGACTGAATGCTACTTAGTTCTAGTGGAACAGTTCTAGATATCGTCGGCATCTTCGTCAATTGCTACGCGAAGCACTTCTACCTCATAGGTAGATGTATCAGACAGAGGCTTGACTCGTGAAACTTCATTGACGGTCAACGTATATGCGATATAGGCGCCAGCCATAACTCTTTCGCCCTTAATGAGGGTTAGGTCTGAGTATTCCTCACGGATTGACGACTCGTCAATAAATACCTCAAGGTTATCCTCATCGCCACATCGGTTAAGACTTGGCGCGTCAAGAAATGCTGACCGAAGCACAGTTACGAGCCTGTCCCTCTTGATGGTGCACAACTCGGCGTTGTCATCTTTTACCCAGACATAGGTACGCATGGCGTAATCAACGCGAAACTGAGGGTCAAAAAGATGAGTGTAATCAGAACGAGTCAAACCATTCATTGAAATCGCTGCGGTAATCAATGTCGGCCAATGGTCAATCGCAATAGGCTCGTGGACCATATACTTCAGGGGTTCCGGAAGTTCCTCGTCGTCAAGATTCCACTCATTACGGTAGGTAATCAGGCGCGACGGAAGGTCGCTCTCTAGATAACTATTGACAAAGTATTTTGCCTTATGAGCACCTTGCATTGTCATGGGACCCTCGCATTCGCCACATAGGAAGCCGCTTTTTCAGCCAAATCTCTAGCGAATCCTCTCGGCTCAAAGACTATCTTTCTTTTTGGCATTTTAGTGGTTCCATATTGATGGAACTTTGCATATTCAACGCTTGTTCCAAATTGCGCATTTGTATTGTCAATATTGTTTGGCGGACCAAATAGACTCAACAAAGAATCCATTAATTTGCCAGTCCTAATCATGAGAGGCCACGGATAGGGGCGAGTTCTTGGTTCCCACTTACTTCCGGTGGGTAAGCCTCCAGCCCCAAAGTTTTCAGCATTTGCCCTCTGGAGTTCTAGGCGCGCATACCAAAACAGCGGTTTAAAGTTGGTTGCGCGTAACTTCATTCCCTCAAGGCGCCGAATGACGTCATCGGCGTCGCAATCAATATCTATTTTTACTTTCACGCCACCCGAACCCTACGCCAACGACGAACCGAGGCAAGTTCCTCAGGTGTAAATCCGGTTGTGAGCGGTGCGGTATTCCTTGTCTCCAAGTCCTTAATTCCAACGACATCGTCGTGCATATTCTGCATTTCCCTTGATGCCGCTCGCAGAATCATCAACTTAAAGTGCTTAATTTGTTCACCATCAAGACCGGCATCATAGACGACCTCAATATTGTCATTAGCAAAAGTTCTGTAGACATCTATGCCGTATCTCCGCACAATGTAATCAGTGCCATCGACCAATACTTCGGGAACGCTTCCGGGCGTCGGCGCAGTCACAGTTACTGATGCGACCGAGACAACGGGCGAGTTGCGGACATACACCGTGTAGGGGGGCTGAAGATACGTCTGGACTCGCTGGTCCGTTCCAAGAGAGGTGTCATAAAAGAATGATGATGTGGGAAGTCCAACATTGGACGATTCAACCCTATAGTTCTCAGTGAAAGTACCTACTTCAACTGGTCTACGCAGGTAGGACTCAAGTTCGCTCTGGAGACCCTCAAGGATATATCCAGCAGCATGATTCTGGCGCGGGGATAACTTGACATCCATGTAGCGCTCAATTTCGGTGATATTGACGAGCATAAATGCGCCTTTCCTCACCGATAGTTTACTATCAGAAGTGTTCTCCTAAGAGAAGGCTATAGATAGGATGAAATAACCTCATCCCATCTTTTAGCCATTACTGACACATCCAGTTCTTTGACCTGCTTCCGGATTCGCGCCGCCTCAGGTGTTCGCGCTGTGTAATCCTTAAGTTCCATAAGATGGTCAATCCACTCATCCTTGGTAGATGCGAGCCTCCCGATTCCATACTGGTCATGAAGTCGTCGATATTCACCAACGTCAGACATCACTACCGGAATCCCCGCAGACGCATATTCAATAGCCTTAATCCATGACTTAGCGTGGTTAAAGGGGATATCATTGAGTGGCGCTACGCCAATATCAAATTCAAATGAAAGTCGGGCATAGTCCTTAGGGTGGAACATTGGACTGAGAGTGACACCCTCTCGCCGCACCCCAACTTTGTCGGCAAAATGAACCGCCCCATTAACATGCCCAGAGTGATGAAGCCTCCACGGTCCAGCACCGAGCACCCCATCAAGAAGTTCTAAGTCGCCAGAGCGGTGCGAAGTAGACCCCACCCAGCCAACCTTTGCCCTGCGTGAACGGTGATACCGGACTCGAAAGTCAATCATTGTTACGCAGTTCTCAATAATATCAACGCGCTGACAGTCAAATTCCTGTTCAAATTTGTTCTTGAGGAATGGCGTACTAACCGTTACGCCGTCAGATGCTTCAATAATTTTTTTGTAGTGGTCAATATTCTCGTCTTTATTGAAGTCAGGGTGTGTCAACTTGTATGCGTGGTTGTCTTCGTGAAGACCCCAGTACCAGTCGTCAATATCATTGATGATGACCTGACCATATTTAT